TGAAAGCGGAAGTTTATCGTGCCGCGCCAGTAGGTGTACGCGGCTGCTGCGTAGGACAGCGGGGTCATGAGCGTCGACGTCGGGTTGCTGGACAGGGACGCATATCGGCAAGGGTGGACTGGGAAGGCGGCTAGATGGGTGTTGTTCGGCATCGACGTATTGATAGGAGTGACTTGAATGATAGCCGGCGTTTGAATCACGTCCTTCAGAGTGACTGTCGGGGGCAGAGTTTTGCTGTCCGCGGGATCCTTCAGGGTGGGGCCGAAGGCTAAGGTTGTGGCGTTCGTCGGGCCCGTCGTATGGACCCAGGAGCTGCCAGTTTTCCGAGTGAACTTGGTCGCTTCGGTGGATTGGACCGGCTTGCCCGCGGTCCCTCCAGTTGGACTTGTCACTCCGCCGGTACGGCTTGCTGGGCCTGGAGAACCCGCAGGGCTTGGGATCGGGGCATGGCCCGGTTGCTGGCTCATGCACTGGCACGGCGCGTTGCCGCAGGCCTGACATGGGCCCATCGACACCGAAGTCGGCCAGTTCGTCGGGACTGTGTAGCCGCTGGGACTGATCGCCTCGAAACTGATCCATAGATTCATGCTGATTGAGGTTGCCGCCCCGGTGCTGAAAGCCAGTGGGATAGCCGGCGCGAGAACCAGATTCCCGAAAACGCTGTCCGTCCTCGTGTAATCCGACTTCCTCAGTCGATCCGACCACATTGAATAGGGTACCGACAGCGAGACCGAGTCCGAGGACGCCGCCTGCAATTTGACGTGCGGATATGCCGAGAGAGTCGTGATGTCCGTCCCGCGGCCCATTGCTGCTGACAGGGCGTGTGGCATTGCGGGAACCCAGGAAACGAGAAACAGGCCTGAGTGGAACGAGGTCCCGTTTAGCTTGACTGTCACCACGAGGTCCATCCGGTTGTAGGCCATCAAGTCCAAGTAAGCTACCAACGTGCTGCTGCTGAATGTAGTCACCCCATTGAAAAGTGGAAGGATCGTCGAAGATGTTGCTGCAGTCCAGTCGATGTGATGCGCGAGAATAGCTCTTGAGGTCAGAGTCTTGAAGTTCAGTTGTTCCGAGGTCGGCGCTAGGTCCGCCCAAGAACCGGTGGAGGCGTCCTGCGAGGACACTTTCTCCACAAAGTTTAGGATTTGGTTTTGAGTCATGGTGTTTTTGAATCTCTTCAAAGGGAGGACTGCTTTCATCACTTGCTGGCGCTGTGCTAAGGCACTTCCTGTAGTACGAGGCGAAGCTGGCAAATGGTGTGATGGTTGGGTGCAGATCGTACCGGGATGATATCTTTTCAAGGAGTTGTGTCCAAAAATTGTAGACGTGTGGGCCATGTGGCCAGAGATCAAGGAGAGCCGAGTCGATGAGCTGCTGGTACAGCTCGTTGAGGTTTGCCTGGGTCAGATTGCTGCCCTTGGCGAAGAAGAGGCGGGCGAGAATGCGCTCAGGGTGCATGACGCCAATCCACAGTGTGGCAGTGGTCGTGTTGAGGCTGGAGTTGAGCGGCCGCGGGTACCTGCCGAGGAAGGAGACCTCGGACGCAGGGACTGTCGGGTCCGTCGGGACCGTCTTCTCCCCGCCGACCAGCTGCATGAAGTCCATGCCAATGGACGCAAAGTCTTCATGAAGGGTCATCAGATTGAATCGCCCGACGACAGAATCAGACACAGACATGGCGAGGTCATCGCCGTAGATGAGGCAGTCGACGTGCGAGTCGAAGGCGTCCTCGATGTCATCGTCCTTAAATCGGAGAATGAAGAAGGCGCGGAGCAGCAACTCTTGGTAGAGTGAGTTAAGGATGGAGGTGATTTGGCAGCCCGACGGGTTCCCACCGGACCTGGAGTAGCCCGTAGCCCTCCAGTACTCAGGCGAGTAGCACATCGCCATACCAAGGGTACGGATGACATTCGACTCCTCTGCAGTGGCGCCTGTAGACCGCAGACATCGCTCGAAGATGTTGTTGATGTACGGCATGACCTCAGGGTGCTGCGTCATGTCAAACGCCTTGTAATCACCAACGATGTAGTGGGGCCGGGCGAAGAAGCTGCGCATAATCTGTGAGTAGAGAGGGCCGAAGGTCTGTATGCCGACTTTGCAAGCTAGAACTTGAGGGTTGCACGACAGAAACTCAGTGACTGCAGCCGTGTACATTTTGTAGATGATATTGATGTGAACTGGCAAGTTCATGATGGCTCTGGTTTTGACTTTGTCAACTACTTTGGATCGTTCGAGGAGTTCGTCCTTAAGAGACCCTTCAATCTGGATATCTGGGACTCTACTTGCGAGGAGGTCATCGAGGGATTGATGGAGAAGCTCGAGAAAGAGTGGGCCATCAGCGTCAGCTCGCACCGAAATAGTATTATCGGGAGCGACAGCAAATATCCCAAGCTTACCGTCATAGCCGTGCTTGTTGTAGGGGTCTCCAGCAGATTTGTCTAAGGCTACTCGGCCGGCAGAGAAGGACGGGTGTGGATTGAGGCACTTGTCAAGTGGCCAGACGCCTTGAAAGTAGACATAGTCAGGGTGAGACTTGATCTTGGAGACAATTTGGCTAGTGGCTTGCGTAAGTGCGGAGTGGAGCTCGCTGCTTAGCTGAGGAGAGGTAAAGTCGTACTTCCGGCGCTCTTGATAGGCATCGAAGGCTTTCTTGGTCAGGATGGCGGGAAGCAGAGGGGACGTGTCCAATGCCTTGGCAAGCGGCAGGGGAGTCCACTGCGACTTATTGCTGTGGTATGCTGATCTGGTGGTAGTCTTGACCGTGCCAGGCATGGGCGCAAGGTAGGCATTGGCGATGTCGCTGATTGGGACAAGATCGCCCTCATCAGGGTCGGGGAGGATGTTGGAGCAGTCGATGGTTCTGGAAGGCAGGCTAGAGAGAAGGTGGCCGATGGTGAGGGTATCAAGCGGGTCGTACATGGAGGTGTCAGCACCGCCACTGAATCTGCAAGACGCAGCGAGCATTCCAAGGCAGACTGTGCTGCCACCCTTTGTCGAGACGAAGAGAAGGGAGCCACAGTCGCCGTTATCGGCGGAGCTACGAGTGTAGATCGTAACGGGTTGAGCCCCACGGCACACATGGTGTCGAGTATTATCGGCTGGGCGAGCGACGAGTGTGGAGAAGTACGCGGGGCCGTCGCAGAGCATGATGTGCTTCTGGTTGCAACGGAGCCGAGCTTCGGCGGCATTGAAGAGGATACAGTTGCCGAACTCATTCTTGGTGGTGGCACCGGGTAAGTCGGCAGGGTCGTAATCACCACTGATGAACAGATGGGTGATGTCTGGCCGGAGCGGTATCTTCGCAAAGTCAAAGTCTATGACAGCAAACTCGCTGTCGACGTCGCAATGATGGGGGAGCATACTCA